TAACGTCTGTCATAGAGGCTCTGCTAGGCAAAGGTGGAGACCTATTCCCTGGTACGTTCGTACTATTTCAACGGCCAAAGGCACTCGACATGGCAATTCAGGTGGCAACGCCTGAGCTTATCGACCAGGGCGCGATATCCTGGTCAGTGTTTCCTAAGGCCGAGAGTGACGACAGAGACATTTCAGAGCTTCGCCACTACATCGAGCAGAAGTGTCTAAAGCACGAGATAATGAGGGCTGACGGGGAACCTAACGTCAACTGGCCACGGCATGGTGGCATGACTGCAGGGGAGCATGGCGTCCTTGTGCCCCGCATTTCTACCTACTGTCAGTGGCACCCGAGGAAGCATAACGGGATTGTGCCGAAAAATGTTAAGTGGGCAGGAAGCGACTGTTATCTGTCTTGGGTGTCAAGCCGAGTTGCTCAACAGCGCGGCGGCAGTAGCGGTAGCGTCGTAGTCTTCTAGCGTAAACCCTCTCAACTCCATGCCCCGGTAGACATTCTCTGCCGGGGCATGTTCTTTTGTTTGCAATACCTTAGTTGGCGCGCCTCAAGTATTACATTAGGGGCCATTGCCTCCCCATAGGAAGACATATATAAGAGGGGGAGGGGGAAAAATAAGATAGGTGCGTGCGTATAGGTATAGATAGGATAGCCTGTAAAGGAGCACAAAACATAATAGGGTCCCTACCCCAAAAATTTTTTATTGACATATCCGGGGGACTCACTTATAATGATGGGGTGAGGGGGTTGAACTCCTGGTTCTTTTCGGGTGGCCCAGTAGACAAGTTTTTAGGGTCTTGTCGTGCAGTTCCCTCCTCACATTAAAAATTTCTGCGCGCTACCTGGGGGATACCTGGGGGATACCTGGGGGATTCACTTTGCCATTTTTCTCTTTAATATCATTGAGTTGGGGGAAGTGGGGGAATAGGTGGATGTTTTCTTTTAAGAGTAAATTATATATAGACAGGGGTCCCGTGGGATGCTATGCTCAGGAAATGAGAGTTTGTAGCCACCAATCCCCCCATTCCCCCCAACTCGTTGAAAACAAAGGGAAATATGGCTCAGGATTCCCCCACCCAAGCCCCCACCAAGCCCCCAGTTGACCCAAAAAGGAACGCCGCCAGCCAAAAACCCCGTCTCTACATGAGAATGGTTCTCAACTAGCGGCGCTTTTCCCCTAGGCCCAGTAGTTTTAACACAACCCGAAAGGAATTACAATGCCTAATATGACCACCCGTACCGTAGAAGCGATAGAAGATAGAATCTCCTTGTTTCAGTCACGCGATGAAATGCTTTATGTTCGCTTCCCTTGGGAAAATAGAGTCCAAATAACCAAGTTGCAAGGCTCAACCTTTAGGGCCTTTGTACAAAACTTCTACTATAATATGCATGATGATATTCCACCCAAGGGTTCAACAGAAGCAATAGTGGATTGGTTCAAGGGCAAGTGTCTAACAAGTCCCAAGTTGAATCCCTCAGTAAGGGTGAAGCAATACAAGAAGAATACATGGTTTAGTATGTGCGATAAGAAGTGGCGCTACATAAAGGTTTCTCGTGACGGCTGGAGCATAGAGGAGGAGTGTCCCAAGGAGGTTCCCCTAGTGCGCGAAATGTCTGTAAGTCGCTATCCTGACCCTGTGAAGGGCGGAAACCTGGAGCTTCTCAAGAAGCACATAAATTATGGTGATGAGGATCAGTGGAAACTTTTGGTGGGGTTCATGCTGTCCGTATTGCGCGACGAAAAGGAATATCCTATACTGGTGATTTCGGGACAACAGGGATCGGGTAAGACAACCTTATCTGATATTCTTATGACCCTCTTGGACCCCCACGATGACACTCCTGCATCTCTACCAAAGAAGGAATCAGATATTGGAACAACCGCCCGCCACAGGCATCTTTTGGCTTTTGACAATATCTCTGGTCTTAAGTGGGATATATCTGATTCTTTATGTAAATTGAGTACAGGTCTTTCTGTATCGCAGCGATCCCTATATACCAATGGGGAACTCTATCAGTATACAGTGACGCGGCCCGTAATTCTTAATGGTATTCCCAACTTGGTCAACAGAGATGACCTAGCTCGCAGGGTCATAAGTATTCACCTTGACAGAATACCTGACGATAAGAATGGCAAGGGAATATCTGAAGTGAAGAAAAACTTTGCCAAGGATAATGCCGAGATACTTGGTGGCCTCTTGGATGCCTTAGTGGTTTGCCATCAAAATATTGATACCGTAAAGATAGGTGCGACCAAGGGGTTTAATGAGGTCGCCAAGTGGACAGAGGCGGCAGCAGAGCACTTGGGATGGGAGCCAGGGGAGTTCACCCGCATATATAATGAGAACCGCCTCGGCACTTCAGGATACCTCGTGGAGACCAACTACTTGGCTAGGACCATAATGAAGACCCTGGCGCACCTAAAGGACAAGGGTCAGCCCGCATTCTTTGAGGGGACCTATGAGCAGATGATCCAGTGGTTCTGTATTCCCTCTGCTGATCAATTTAATGTGGATCAGGCGGTAAAGGAGAAGAGGCTTCCCACCAGCTACAATTGGCGGTCAGAACTTTTGCGTATTAGGGATGGCCTGGAACCCTTTGGCGTAAAAATTTATGGGGTGAATAAAAGTGAACTACAACAATGGAGAACTACTGATGCCGCAAGGCTTGCTAAAGTGGGCATTCACCTACATAATGTCCTAGATGAGACCGCATCTTAAATATGGTAAACTGTCCGTGGGGGAACTTGTAGAGCATTACAGGTTCCTCTTGCAGGGGAGAAGAAAGCCATGCGGATCAGATGTTGTTCACCTCAGGGCAGAATTAGCTAGGAGAAAAGGTGTGCTGGAAAACCCAAGTCAACGAAAGATATGGGAATTTGGGGGTCTTACGCCACGCCAAGAGAAGTTCTGCCTTGAGTACATGAAGACAGGTGATCCTGAACACGCATTTAAGGTGGCAGGATATAAAAGTAAGCGTCTTAGAGCGGCGGCAAATCGTCTATTTGAAAAACCTCTAATCCAAATTAGGCTTAACGAAATAAGGGAGCAAGCTTTGAAAGACATAAAGGTTAATGCAGAGAAGGTGATCGACAGAATCTTGGAGGTGTATGATGCCGCCATGCAAGAATCCGACTATACGAATGCCAATAGGGCAATGGAGTCGGTAGGTAAGCACCTGGGGATGTTTGTTGATCGCTCAGAGCAGAAGGTTACCCAACTTACTAAAGGCGATGAACCCGAAGAGGTTAAGAGGGATATTCATCGTCTTGCAGAAGTCATAGGCTTTAAGGTTGTTGACGGCGGAAAATGAGCTAAGAGATAAGTTAGTCTATCTGGTTCTGCATCAAAGTAGGACCGACTTTCTATCTTTTGTGAAGCTGGTTGCCCCTGAGCTTGTGCATGACTTCAAGATGGGCGCACACATAAAGATTATAAGTAATAAGCTACAACAAATAGGGGATGGTAATCTCAAGCGTCTCATGGTGTTTCTTCCTCCTCGTAGTAGTAAGTCTCTCCTCTGCTCAAAGTTGTTTCCCGCTTGGTACATAGGTCAATATCCTCAAAGAGAAATCCTCACCATCTCTCACTCGGATCAGCTTTCCACCGACTTTGGCCGTAGTGTGCGCGATCTCATAGGTTCCTCGACTTTTCAATCCATATTTCCTGATGTCAAAGTTAGATCAGATGTTCGTAGTGCGGGCAAATTTATGATCAATCAAGGGGGAACCTACTTTGCTGCAGGGGTAAAGACCCAGATTGCAGGTCGTGGCGCTCATGTAGCCATCCTCGATGATGTGATGTCCGAAGAAGATGCTTTCTCTGAGGCGGGACGCAGATACATAAAGAACTGGTATCCCTCAGGTCTAAGGACACGCATCATGCCTGGGGGAGCCATAGTGATTATTAATACACGATTTCATGAGGATGACATTTCAGGGTGGCTCTTATCTAATGCTAATGAAGGGGAATGGGACATCTTAAAGATTCCTGCTTGGGTGGATGAGGACTCTGCCAAGCTTCTTCAACTTCCTGTGGGCACCAGTTATTTTCCTGAGTGGAAGCCTGACGCCATCTTAAGGGGAGAAGAGGATGAAATAAAGAGAAATAATGGGGGTCAATATTGGCAAAGTCTCTATATGCAAGACCCTCAACCTCAAGAAGGTGGTCTCATAAAAAAGACCTGGTTCAGATTGTGGGATGAGGACGATCCGCCCGAATGTAGCTATATCTTGCAGACAATGGATACTGCCTTCTCCAAGAGAAGTACCGCCGACTATTCGGTCATGCAAACCTGGGGCATCTTTGAGGTGATGGAAAGAGATTCCGAAGGAGTGGAAAGGTGGATATCTAATTTAATACTACTATCTAATGTGCGAGAACGCATGGAGTATCCTGAATTAAGATCAACAGCACAGGACTTATTTGACAAACATAAACCTGATATGGTCTTAATTGAAAAGAAAGCGTCGGGACAATCTCTTATTCAAGACTTAAGGAGAGCGGGACTTCCTATTTTGGAATATACTCCAGATCGTGATAAAGTGAGTAGAGTGAATGCAGCCACACCCTTGTTGGAATCGGGACGCATTTGGGTCCCAGATAAGGAATGGGCGCAGTCACTTGTAATGGAAAGTGGGGGGTTTCCGACAGCGAGATACGATGACCAAGTTGATGCTATGACAATGGCTATTTTGTGGATGAAAGAGTCTTGGAGGTTGGAACATCCCCACGATCCAGAGTTTGATACACCCAAGAAGAAAGCCGTTGTAGGCTACTGGAGGATTTAAATTGTCTGATACAGAATTTATAGTGATTGAAGGTGATGCTCAAGAGGTTGTTGAGCAAGAGGAAGAAGTTGTAGCTCACTCTGATAACTTGGCGCTTTACATAGATGAGCGTGAGTTGGAAGAGGTAGCTCATCAGGTCTACCAAAAATATCAAGATGACAAAGATTCCCGCCAGGATTGGGAACAAATGTTTGAGAAAGGCTTTGAACTCCTTGGCCTCAAGCTAAAAGAGACAAGTGAACCTTTTGAGGGGGCTTGTACCGCTGTTCATCCTCTCATCATAGAGAATGCAGTCAAGTTTCAATCTAAGGCTTCTCAGGAACTTCTTCCCCCAAAGGGTCCCGTTAAAACCCAGATAATTGGTAAGGCGACTCCTGACAAGGAAGCTCAAGCCAAGCGCGTAAAAGAATTTATGAATTATGAAATCTCAGAGATGATGCCTGAGTATTTCAATGAATTTGAGCGTCTTCTCTTTCAACTTCCTATCTTTGGTTCCGCCTTCAAGAAAGTTTATTATGATGCTGCGGCCTCAAGACCCACCTGCGAGTTTGTTTCTGTAGATCAATTTTATGTTCCCTTTAATGCTCCCAATCTTCAGAGGGCAGATCGCTTCACGCATGTAATTTACAGATCGTCTAATGATCTTAAAAGAGATATTGCTGCTGATATGTATCGTGAATGTGATCTTGGGAAGCCCAACTCACAAGAGCGATCTGACATATCCACCAAGATGGATGAAATTCTAGGGTTTTCTTATGATCCTTCAAGCGATCCTCAGTATTGTCTCTTGGAACAACATTGTTACTTAGAGTTGGGAGGAGACTTTGAAACACCTGTTGCCGCACCTTATATTGTCACCATTGATGAAGATTCAAAAAAATGTCTCTCTATTAGGAGAAATTGGGAAGAAGATGACCCACAGTATATTCGCCTGGAACATTTTATTCACTATCAGTTTGTACCAGGATTTGGTTTTTACGGCTTCGGTTATATACATTTTCTCGGTAACCTAACTCTTACTGCTACGGCGGCTATGAGAGCCTTGATTGATGCTGGCCAGTTTGCGAATCTTCCGGGCGGTTTCAAGGCAAGGGGCGTTAGAATTGTTGGGGACCAAGACCCTATAGGTCCTGGCGAATGGCGCGAAGTGGAGAGCACTGGTCAACAACTGGACAAAAGCTTTTATGCTCTTCCCTATAAGGAGCCGAGTCAAACTCTTTATAATATGTTGGACTTTGTTACTAGAGCGGGCCAAAAGTTTGCAGATACGACAGAGCAGGTAATTGCCGACAGTAGTAACTATGGTCCTGTTGGCACCACTATGGCTCTTATTGAGCAGTCGGCCAAATTCTTTACGGCTATTCATAAGCGTCTCCATAAGAGCCAGCGTGATGAATTTAGGGTTCTAGCGCGAGTCAACTATGAGTTTCTTCCTACCACTATGGGCATGGATGTTGCTGATGGCAGCATAGAAATATTCAAGGAGGATTTCGATGGGCGCATAGATGTTCTTCCTGTATCTGATCCTAATATTCCTTCCGCTACTCATAGACTTGCCCTAGCTCAAATGGCTCTTCAGTTGTCGTCTCAGGCTCCCCTAGGAACTTATGATATTCGCGAAGTCCACAAGATGATCCTTGAGTCATCCAACATCGAAAATGTAGATCGCTTGATGCCACCCCCACATAAGCCTAAGCCTGAGAGTCCTATGGCTGATATCATCTCTGTGTCTCAAGGTCAACCCATTAAAGCTTTCCCAGAACAAAATCATCAGGCACACATCACCTTTAAGAATGCCTTCTTGAATAATCCAGCACAACAGCAAAATCCTGCGTTCCCTCAGATGGCTCCCCTCATTCAGGCCAACATATCAGAACACATGCTGCTGCAGTATCAGGAAGAAATGATGGCGATGGTAGGCCAAGATGCTTCCACTGATGAATTTGCCCAGGCACAGGCGGCACAACAGCTAACGCAGATGGCGCAAATGGCTGCAATTGGACAGCAACAAGGTTCTGTTGAGCAACAATCTCTAGAGCTACAAAAGGGTGACCTTCAACTGAGAGCGCAAGAAGCTCAAGTAGATGCAACACAAAAGGCTGCTAAGATTGTTCTGGATAACCGCAAACTTGATATCGAAGAGCAACGTGTCCAGAATCTTTCTATGAAGGAAGGTGCTACACTTGGCTATAACGCAATGAGAGATGTTGAAGACAGAAAAACAAAACTCATCATCGAGTACGCAAAATTTGTGGCTGCTTTAGCTAAAGACATGGAAATAACATTTAGCAAAGATAGCGAACTATTTAGAGCCTTCCCAGAAGCTTTTAAGGGCGCAGAAGGTGGATTAATACAAATTAAAGACGCTCCCACATTCTATGCTCTTCAAGACAAGATCATGAACTACCAAGAGGGCAGTAGAGTAGATGCTTTCCAACAGGCCCCTGAAGATTTTGAGTCAGTAGCTGCGCGCCTTGAACCCGAGTCGCTTGACCTTGAAACCGAATCGCCTGAAGCTAAATTATTTAGGTCTCGTGTGTATGCGGAAAACCTAGATAAAAAGATGAGCATGACTCCTGAAGGAGACCCCGGCTTAGAAGAGATGCAAGAGGCATTGGATATTGCTACTAAGGAGGTGCAAGAGCAACAGGCAATATTAGATTTGGAACATTTTCCAGAGGAGGTAGCAGCAGCGAATGAAGCAGCAGCCGCTGCAACTGGAAAGGTTCTTGAGCAACCTATGGCCTCTTACCCTAAAGATATAGCTGAATTATTTAAAACTGCTGAAAAGGAACAAGAACCAGTACAGGAAGCCATAGGAGCCGCTGGTGAAGTTGCTGCCACCGAAATCGTTTCAGGAGATGTAGTTGCTGATTTAGTAGCTGAAGATTTAGCCGCACAGGAAGTCGATGAAAGAGCCGAAAGACCTGAAACTGCTGCAGAAGAAATTAAAAGATTGGCTGGCATAGTATCGCCTTTACTTCCTACAAAGGAAGAAGTAGTTACTCAGCGTCTTTTTGAGGCACCAAAAGATTTAGTACAGGATATGTTATTAGAGAATTTTAGTCCTGAAGTGGCTGCTGGAATATTAGGCAATATAGATGTAGAAACAGGTGGAACTTTTCGGCATACCCAAAAACAAAAGGGTGGATCAGGTGTAGGTCTTTTCCAATTCACTTATGTACCCATGAAAAGGGCTTATGAAAACTATCTAAAAAGTACAGAAAAAATTGATAGTTCTGAGTCTCAAATATTATTTGTAATTGAAACTCTTAATAATGATAAATTTTATGACATAGGAAAGGGTCATAGAAAAGAATTAAAGAGGGTATTTAAAAAAGGTGATGTAGAAGAGATAGCTACTGAGTTTTCAAAAAGGTTTCTGCGCCCAGGTATACCACATTTAGAAAAAAGAATAGCATCTGCTTTGAGGAACTTTAAACAGGAGGATTAAGTGCCATACGCTATAAAGAAGCGTGGTAAGAAGTACGTTGTTTTGAATACGCGGTCGGGTCAAGTAAAGGGAACACACTCAGAGAAGAAAAAAGCTCAGGATCATATGCGAGTTCTTTACTTGATTGAGGAAGAAGGTGATGGTAAGTTAAAGCATAAACGTAAAAAACGGAGGAACCAATGAAAGCTAACGAGATTTCAGGACCAAAGAAGCGCAACAAGTCTAAAGTTTCTAGTTGGTCGCAAATTCCTGAGGACAAGTGGTCTCACAGGACGAAGAGGGCCTCTTTAAGGGGTAGTCCTGATTGGGCTTATGAGCATACTGGTAAAGAGTACCCTCGTCATGGTGTATACTCTTCTAAAGGGAATTGATTACCAGCGACATTCTTAAGGCAATTGATGAGGCCAAGGAACAAGTTAAAGACACCTTGGCTTCTGGTGCCTCTGAGAATTATGCTGACTACAAAAATCTAGTTGGCGTATTGTATGGTCTTGACATGGCTGCAGGAATTGTAAATACTGCACTTCAGAGATATCTTAAAGAAGAAGAGGAAGACTAATGCAACATGCTCATATGGGTGGCGCTGTCACCAATGATCAATGGATTACTGACAACAAGATAAAAGACCCCACACCGCTGCCTATACTTCCTAATTATCGTATTCTTATTAGGCCAGTAGCCATTAGGTCTACAACAAAAGGAGGGATCATACTTCCTGATAAAACTAAAGATGATGTGCAATATCTTACAACGGTAGGCCGCGTTGTTCTCTTAGGTGATCTTTCATATCAAGATAAACAAAGATTCCCTAAGGGGCCTTGGTGTTCCATCGGAGATTATGTGTGCTATGGTAAACATACGGGCACTAGATTTTTGTATAAAGGAGTTATGTTTGTTATTATGAATGATGATCAAATACTTATGAGGGTAGAAGAACCTGGGAATTTAGACCCCATGTTTGTTCTAACGTGATGAATGGCAAATACAACCAATTTAGGTATTGAAAAACCCACCCCAGGCGCTTCAGAAAATGTTTGGGGAACCACTCTAAATACAGGTTCTGACAGTTTTGACACAGCAGTTGCGGGTACTTTATCTAAATCTGTTGCTGGCTCTTCTGATGTAGCCCTGACTTCTGCTGAAGCTCTTAATGCCAACCACATTTATACTGGCCTACTTACAGGAAATATTAATGTAGTAGTTCCCGATCTAAGTCGCCGTTATCAAATCTTTAATAATACCACAGGGTCTTTCTCCCTGACAGTAAAGACATCCGCTGAGACCAATGGAACATCAGTTGATCAAGGCAAGACAATGGTTCTCTTTAGTGATGCTACCTCTGTCATAGATGGAACCTCAGGCTCTGGATCAACCTCAGTAAGTGATTTTACAGCGAATAATTTGCGGGTTCCCACTTGTGCCTCAGTAACAAATTTGGTCGCAGTCACAGGCTCTTTTACCACTAAGGTTTCAGGTGTTGCTGCAGAGTTTTCTGGAATAGTTAGTGCAGCCACTTTCGATGGTAATTTAAGTGGTGATGTTACAGGTGATGTTACTGGCGACGTTACAGGTGATGTCGATGGTGCCACTGGTTCTTATTCTGCTTGTGTGAGTGCTACCAATTTTGTGGCCTCAACAGGATCATTTACTACCAAGGTATCAGGTGTAGCTGCTGAATTTAGTGGGAATGTTAGTGCGGCAGAGTATTATGGTGGCGGTGGAAATTTAACTGGCGTTGGTGGTGGATACTATAAAGGTGATAATGGTGCAACAGGTTCCAGCGCAGGTGATATTTTCAGGATAAATGAGCTGGCTCTTGATGCAAGTGTAACTATTACTTCTTCTGAAAACGCTTCTGCAACAGGACCTCTTTCTGTAAGTAGTGGTATCACTTTAACAGTAGAGGGGACCCTGGTAATAATATGAGTACTTTAAAGGCGGATGCCGTCACAACTAAGTCTGATAACACCGATTTGACCATCACGGGTGGTGGCACAGGTGTCCCTAATCTGGAAGCTGGATTTAAGGTTGGGGGGACCGTAGGTGTTCCTATCTCTGGATTACAGGTGGGAACCGATGGCGAGCTAATTACCTGGGATGCTTCAGGTGACCCTGCAGCGGTGGCTGTTGGAACCGCTACTCATGTTCTAACGAGCAATGGCGCTGGTGCCGCTCCGACGTTTCAGGCTGCTGGTGGTGGTGATACAGGAGAAAGTTTTCTGGTGACTATGTCAGGAAACCAAACACTTGCTACATCTACAAATACCAAGATTCAGTTGGATAGTGAGACATTTGATATTGGCAATAATTTTGATCCTACGACAAATTATAGGCTAACACCCACAGCGGGTAAATGGTTTCTTAATATGGCTACAGGTCTTACATCAGGCACATCATCGACCTGTGATCTAAACCTGTTTAAAAATGGTACTTACTACATTACATCGCAGTGGGAGCAAGATATAGCTGAGGGAGTTACAACTATAAATATAGTTTTGAGCGCAAGTGGCACAGATTACTACGAGATGTTCGTTAACCAGCGTCATGGTAGTAATAAAGATATCTACGGAGACACGACTTATTTCTCTGGCTTTAGAATTGAGTAGGTAAAAATAATGCAGTTGTATAATAGAATATTAAAACTCGTTCCTTCTGTAGATTCGAAGGACTTTACCCTCCAAGACAATTCGGACGGTAAAGGCCCCTTTATTGCAAAGTGGACTTCTACGGAACAACAGCCCACTGAGGCGGATATCGCATCTGTGGATGATTCCCCTTCTTTGGCTATATCTGCAGAAGAAGTTCAGAACAATCGTCGCAAGTCCTATCAATTGGAATCTGACGCACTATTTTTTGAGGAGCAGCGGGGCGAAGTTTCCCAGGGAACTTGGGCTGCTAAAGTTGATGAAATTAAGTTGAGGTTTCCCAAATGAGCACCTTAAAGACAGACGGAATTCAAGCGGCGACAGCGCCATTGCTCGTTAGAACATGAGTAGCGGTTCCAACAGCCACCGCTGCAGGGTCACCTGAAGCATCCCAGGTAATTAGCTCGCCAT